ATCGGCTCAAACATGAAGAAATGAAATGACTGAGTCAGCCGAGAAGAATTTCCCCGCTTATTCGCACCTTCCTTAGTTCTTTGAGGCCATTGCCTTCCGCGCCTCTTGCGCGCAGTAGTTTTTCGATTTTTGCGCAATTTTTAACGACTGTTTCAAGCATGCATTACCTCTGCTATGTAAGGTTAACCTTATATTTTTGCATGTAATTCATATCAATATCAACTACTAAAAAAGTGGGTTGTTTTATGCCGCTTCAAAAGTGAAGTAGGGCACTTGCTGCGGCAACGCGGTACCACCGCCGTTCGCCGAAGCGCTGGTAAGGGCGAACTTGCCGGAGTTGTGTGAAGTTAATAAAAGCGCAGCGTAAGGTGTTTCAGTTTAAAATATACTTTCAGCCTAAATGATAAGTCCGTCTTAAAAATCACCTCAACATGAATTCAATTGACTGGTCTAAATACAGCGTTCACAACAATACGTGAGGTATGTATGAAAAAGGCAATTGCTTACATGCGTTTCTCGTCAGCGGTTCAGGAAAAAGGTGATTCTTTAAGACGGCAGAGGAAGTTAATTGACGACTGGCTCAGCCAGAATCAGGAATTTACGCTGGACACCACCACATACGAAGACCTGGGGTTAAGCGCATTCAAAGGTAAACACGCACAATCCGGTGCGTTTGGCGAGTTTATCGATGCTATTGATAATGGGCTTATCATGCCTGGCACAGTTCTTCTGGTCGAAAGTCTGGACAGGCTCTCCCGGGAAAAGATTGGTGAAGCCACGGAACGGCTCAAATACATTTTAAAGTCCGGCGTTGATGTCATAACGCTTAGCGACAGCACCCATTATTCTGAAGAGTCACTTGATGATCCCTATGCTCTGATTAAAGCAATACTCATTTCGCAACGGGCAAATGAGGAAAGCGAAATCAAGTCCAGCAGGGTTAAGCTTTCCTGGCAAAAGAAGCGGGAGGATGCTGAACTAACCGGGAAGATAATGACCAGGGCCTGTCCCAGATGGTTAAAAGTCAGTGCCGATTATTCCCAGTTCGAAGTCATTGAATCCAGGGTTAAGGTCATTAAGAAGATTTTCGCGCTGCGCAAAGCAAATAAATCCCTTACGGCTATCGCGAAATATCTCAACGATAAATCTGTTGAAAACTTATCTGGTAGACGTGGTGAGTGGTGTCCTTCAGTTATAGAAAAACTACTTGGCAATAAAGCGCTGATTGGTATCTGCATGCCCACGCACAGAGGTCGCGCTAAGGGCGTTAAAGAGATACCAGGTTACTATCCAAAAGTGCTTTCTGATGAGGAGTTCTATTCAGTACAGGAGGTGCGATTGTCGCCATTCGGCTTCACTTCTCACAGTGATAACCCTTACCTTATTAATTTACTGAGAACGGTGATGAAGTGCAGACATTGCGGGAACACCATGGTCATCACCTCCGTCAGCGAAACGATAAAAGGTTACTATGTTTGTCCCATGCGAAGGCTACACCGATGTACCACTCCGGCTGTGAGAAGGGAGTTGGTAGACGCCATTATAATTGATGAAATACTCGTTAATCTTGACCGGCTACAGATAGAAACGAATCAGATGAGTTATCTGAGTACTCTTGAAAAGAGCTGCATTGACTTACAGTTACAGATAAATCAACTGGTACAGGCTCTGGCAATTGCACCAGATGTTAAAATCTTGGCCGATAAGATCCGCGACTTAGACTGCCAGTTGAGGAAAAACGAGACTGCAATTAAGGTTCTTCGTAATAAAGCCAGGCTGGACAAAGGCTGTGATATTAAGAACCTCGATTTGACTCTGAAGAAGGACAGGGAATTGTGTCGGCGACTTGCCTTCAAAGCTTTCAGGGAAATAAATATTGATACCCTAACGCAGCAATGCGACATCTACTTTTCAAATGGCCTGATTTTTAAAAACTTTCCGACTGGCAAAAAAAATCACATAGAGAATGTTATATCGGCTTTAAAGTATATAGATAAAAATACTGTATATTTTTAACGCTCCAGATTATATAACTTATGTAATCAAGTGTTTCATGTAAGTTAAATTAAAGTCTGAAACCCTCCCCAAAAATACAGGGAGGGCGCAAACAAACCTGAAATTACTCCGGCTTGCTTTCGCTGCGATGGCTATTTCTTCCTCCTTTTTTACCCGCTTCAGACGCGCGTTGCGGGTCATTTTTGAAATTACCGCCGCTTACCTGGCCTCCTTTACGACCCGCTTCCGATGCTCTTTCCCGATTTTCCGCGAAGTTTCCAGAACCACCACGCCGCTGGGTCATAATCACCTCACCGTAAAATTTCTATGGACAGGGACAGAAATTGCATACCTGTTTTGATATGCAATTAATGAATTATAGAAGCGAACCCACAAAGGACCTTTGCTACTAAAGCATTATATATTTCCTTAGAATTCCTGTTGTATGCGGGCTTTTTATTCAACGAGTTACAGACAATTAACTTTTCAAACCTGTGTCGCAATTTGTGCGTTTATCAAGTTGATCATTCTCCCGTATGGGTGTACTGTTTATTTATACAGTATTTTTATGAGAGGGATAATCATGAAGGTTGAAGTCACTATCGAACGTACAAAAAAACTACCTGATGGCGCGATCCCGGCGCTGGAAAACGAACTCTTAAAACGATTAAACAAACGCTTCGAGGGTTGCAAGCTTACTGTGCGCCGGGCACCTAATGACGGGCTTAGCGTTATTGGTGGCGATAAAGATGAAGTGGCTAATATTCTGCAGGAAACCTGGGAAAGTGCTGACGAGTGGTTCAACTGATTGAGTACTGAACTATATCCTGAGGCTGAACAGGGGGATGCTGTGCGAGAGTGTGTTTCAAAATCATCTGAGCCTGACTGGTATGACATTATCAGGCGTTCAGATGGCAAGGTTATTGGTTCTATGCCGTTCGAAAGCCGATGTCTCGTTTACACCAGAAATGGGCTTGTGTCATGCCGCCCACTGCTGGAGGATGAAGGGGTCTTCAATCTGTCGTCCGGAACCCGTTTTCTTCGCCGCCTCGGCTACCACGTCAATCAACCCTCTGATATTATGATATCAACGGACTGAACACCCGTTGACCTGATGCGCCACGGAGAACACCATGGCGCAGTTACAACTCATCAAGCAGTCATCTGGAATCCTGATCCCGGCAACGCCCGAGACCAGCGATTTTCTACATTCAAAATGTAAGCTCGGTGCGGTACTTGAAGCTGAGTTCCGCCAGCTACGCAACCCGGCATTTCACCGTAAGTTCTTCGCGCTACTTAATCTGGGATTCGATTATTGGGAACCGACCGGCGGCGCGATATCTTCCAACGAACGCAGGCTGGTTAACGGTTACGCCAGATACCTGGCCGCTTTCGGGGGAAACGAAAGCGCGCTGATGGATGCCGCTGAGCAGTATCTGGATCAGGTGGCCAGCCGCCGCATTACCAACGGCATAAGCATCTGCAAATCCTTCGATGCCTATCGTGCCTGGGTCACTATCGAGTCAGGGCATTTCGACACCATTCAGTTGCCTGACGGCACTCTCCGTAAACATCCCCGTAGCATTTCTTTCGCGAGCATGGACGAAACTGAGTTCCAGCAGCTCTATCGTGCCGCACTGGATGTGCTCTGGCGCTGGATTCTGTCCCGCGTATTTCGCGATCAGCGTGAGGCCGAGAACGCCGCCGCGCAACTGATGAACTTCGCGGGGTGAATATGGCTAAAAAACCTCGTCGCAAATGCATCCACTGCAGGGAGTGGTTCCACCCGGTTCGTGATGGGCAGGTTGTCTGCTGCTACGTATGCGCCAGCGCTGTAGGCAAAGAGCAGACCGCAAAGAACCAGGCTGATGCACAGCGCAAGGCCCTGAAGCTTCAGCGCAACGAAGAGAAAGCCGGGCGTCAGCGCCGCCGCGCGAAACGCGAAGAGCTCAGGCCAGCTTCCTATTTCAAGGCTCAGGCTCAGCAGGCCTTTAATGCCTATATCCGGTACCGGGACCGGCATCTGCCCTGCGTCAGTTGCGGGGAATTAAACCCGCCAGACCTGCACGGCGGCCAGTGGGACTGCGGCCATTACAAAACCGTGGGTGCCAACCCTGAGCTGCGCTTTGAAGAACGTAACGCCCACAAACAGTGCAAGCGCTGCAATGGCGGCGCAGGGAAGTACACAGCTAAAGAAGCCACCGTCGCAAAAAACTATGAAGCCGGGCTGGTGGCGCGGTACGGGCAGGCCTTTGTCGACTGGCTCAATAATCCACACCCGATGACCAACTATCGCCGCGAGGATTTTATCCGGATACGCGATGAATACCGCGCAAAGCTCAGACAACTCAAGCAACAGGAGGCCGCATGACTACCGAAAATTATTACCATATTGGCTGGGCCGCCCTGTTGGCGCTCGTGTACGTACGGGACTGGTTCTCCATGCGGGAGGGTAAACGGTGAGATTTGAAAACTACTTTGCCGATCATCTACGGCTGCGCTGGCAACGTCTTCGCATCTGCCGCTTTCGCGGTTCGGTGTTAACGGATTATCGAATTCTACGAAACTATATCAAAACAATGAGGATTGCCGGATGAACCTGGAATCATTACCGAAGTACTTTGCGCCGAAATCAATGGTTCCCGGCACCGTTTCATGTGGGACGAGCGGTGACGCATTATCAATAACCGATGTAATGGCTGCGCTGGGCCTGGCGAATTCAAAAGCATCTGTCGGTATCGAGCTGTATCTGGCCAAAGCAGGGGTACTGGCACCGGATAACATAATTGCGTTCTTAACCCGCCTGGCAGAACGGCGTGCCAGGCGTAACCAGTCACTTCAGAAAATGTCTGCAATCGCTAGAGAAGACTTCCTGCGTATTCTAGCCGGTTTTGTATTCCGCGACTATTCACTGAGCGCGGCAAGCCTGGTGACGTGCCAGAGTTGTTCCGGGGTGGGATTGATTGATGCAGAAGTCTATACCAACAAGGTAAACTGGCCTGACGGTAAACCGCCAAAGTGGGTGAAGACCACAAAAGGGATCTCTCCCTCCGACTGGGAAGTGTGGAAATCAGTACGCGAACAGGTGCGTGTGATTTGCCAGCCCTGCAACGGGAAAGGGAAGGTGAAGAACGAATGCCGTTGCCGTGGGCGTGGAGAAGTACTCGACAAAAAGAAATCACAGCTACAGGGTGTGCCGGTTTACAAACAGTGCCCCAGATGCAAAGGGCGCGGCTTCCCCCGGCTGAAAGATACCGAGGTGTTTAAGGCGCTCGGTGTTACTGAAACCACCTGGCGGCGAAACTACAAATTGCTGTTCGATGGCCTTGTTGAACAGTGCCACATAGAGGAGTCACAGGCTCAGACAGCATTAAGCAGAGTGACGCATTAAGAAGCTATTGCAAACGTGGCGGAATTTGGCTAATCTCGCTTCAACGATGGGATATTACGCCCGTGACGTTTACAAGATTAGAAACCTCGCTATGGCGAGGTTTTTTTATTTCCGTTAGTTACCGCGTGAACTGAATCACCCCTTCGATTAATCGATATTCTATATTCAAAGCGTGGTGACAAACCGGACAAAGGGCCCGGTAAATTTAGCAGGAGGCATTAATAAGAGTTCCTGTTGCCAGCGATGGTTACCGGCACCACCAACTATGCACGCTGTGTATAAATGGCCAGCCTGAACAACTGGCCCTTTTTCTCTCCATTTTCCTTTATTGAAAAATTAACTTATTGTCGCAAGGGCGAAAATTTTAGACTTCTAAAAATTGCATAGATCGCTTTGATTTAGCGCCACGTAGTAATTGATGAGCTATATTATATATGCAATGGAAATGCGTTCTAACATAGCTCAGGTGGGTTTATGCCCACAGTAACGACAACCGCAAAGCAAGACCCTGGACCAGCTGGATACATGCCTGCTGGTCTTTTTTTCTGGACGTATTCATTGCAGGTGCATTTGTGATCTCAGTTACAAAGACTATCTTTAAGAACCTAAAGAATGGAAAATATCGCAGCGGTAACTATGCTAAAAGTGCATTCTTTGACAGTCATAAAAAGAAAAAACTGATGGTGGATCCCCCTGTGCGGAGGGGCGTTCCAGAAGATTACCGAAAGGTAACCTCTCAGTACGCGGGAACAGATTCTGGAGATGTTCTCACCGGGAGGCACCCGGCACCATACAGCCATGATCTACCTGATATGACCTGTTCGTCCGAGCAGGTCTTTTTTTGTGTTGATTACGCAGAAATATCAGAGAGGGTTTTCTGCGGTGCAACCAGAACTTTGATCCACACGAGCGTTTATGACTTTCAGCTCAGTTGTTTTTCGAGCAGCATAATCTCGTATAGTTTGATAAAGGTCTTTATTTAGATATTTCTTATTAATTGATAAGTTTTTATAGATAAAAACTATCTATTTATAGGGTAAGTGCTAGGCTCAGATACCATACCTTTGCCTGGCATTCCAATGCGAACTCTCCTTACCTTCTATCCGATCCCGATGCTTATCAAGCACATCCAGCCATCTGGATCAGAAAAACTTTATCCAGTTCTTGTCTCTGACGTAACAGACTCTGAGGGTACCAGGTACGCAAGGTACCAGAATGGAGCTGAAGTGCGTATGTCAGAATTACGTTTTATTCAGCTTGAGATTGCCCAGGCAGATCTTCCCAACCTTGCGGCAACACCTCTTCCGGAAGAGGTTATTAAACGCGATATGCTGCATTAACATCTAAAAATCATTCTCAATTGAGGCTCACTTCGGTGGGCCTTTTTTATTTCCCCTCATTCCTGAGAGGACTCACCACTAACGAGGGGGCGTAATGTCCGAGCCTTTTTCCGGTACCGCAGCCGCCGGTAGCGCGCTGACCGGCGCCAGCATTTATGGACTGCTTACCGGCACGGATTACGGCGTAGTGTTCGGCGCATTTGCCGGGGCTGTTTTCTACGTGGCCACGGCTGCCGACCTGACGATTTTTCGCCGCTCCGCGTATTTCGTCGTGTCGTATTTCGCTGGTGTCTATGGCTCCGGTCTGGTGGGTTCGTGGCTGGCGAGCATAACCGGCTACGCCGATAAACCGCTGGATGCGCTCGGCGCGGTGATTTTGTCTGCCGTGGCAATCAAAACGCTGACATTTTTCAGTGAACAGGACCCGCTAAAGCTGCTGGCACGCTGGAGAGGGGGAACCAATGGTAACTAACGATCCGCTGGTGCTGACAAACGTGGTGGCCTGTGCCGCCATTGTTCTGCGCCTGATGATGTTCCGTAAGCCTGGCGGGCGCCATAACCCGTGGGCGTCATGGCTGGCCTACCTGATTATTCTGGCGTATGCGTCGGTACCGTTCCGGTACCTGTTTGACTCCTACCTGCATACCCACTGGGCAACCGTAACAATCAACCTGATTATCTGCGCCGCCGTGTTCAGGGCACGGGGGAATGTGGCGCGGCTCTTCTATGTCCTGAGGTCTGAGTAATGCAGCCAGTTAATCCTCAACGCAAAGCCTTTCTCGATATGCTGGCATGGTCTGAGATTGGAGAAAAGCTGCTTAAAGCATCTGACAATGGTTACAACGTCATTGTTGGCGGAACGCTATTTACCAGCTACGCCGATCATCCCCGTAAACTGGTAGACCTACCGCGACTGAAGATTAAATCCACCGCCGCCGGGCGCTATCAACTGCTGTCCCGCTACTGGGATGCGTACCGCAAACAACTTGGTCTGAAAGACTTCTCACCGGCCAGCCAGGACGCCGTGGCGCTCCAGCAGATTAAAGAGCGTCGTGCACTGGAGCTGATCGACAGTGGCAACATCCGCCAGGCTATCGATCGCTGTAGCAACATCTGGGCATCGCTGCCGGGGGCAGGGTACGGTCAGTACGAACATAAAGTCGAAGACCTTCTTGAAAAGTTTAGGGAGGCGGGCGGTTTTGTTGTGGGGTCGAAGCCATGACGCGTATTAAGGCGATAGCCTGTATCGTCGGTGTCTTTCTCATAATGCTGGTGGTCACAGCTTTAGCGGCATGGTGTTCTGGCTGGAATGCGCACGCCGACCATATCAACGCGCTGGCTGCAGCCAAAAAAGAAAAGGCCGAGAAGTCCATCCAGCCGGTCGAGATAAAGGCTACTGCGGCCAGTGCCGAAGCAAAGGTGATTTACCAGACCATAACCCGTGACGTGGTGAAATATGTTCAGTCTCCGGATCGTACCAGGTGTGATTTTGATGATGAGTCTGTGCGGCTGCGCCAGCGTGCCATCGACGCTGCCAACTCCATCAGCGGATTTGATGCAGGAACCGTGCAGGGCAAGTAATGCCGGGGAAAACAGCGACGCAGACCTGCAGGCGGATATCGAAACGGCAGAATGCCTACGCCAGCTACGGCTCAACACGTATCGTTGGCAGGCTTGGTATAACGCGTTGCTTTAAAACAGCAGGCCGGGCAGCTATTGCCACCCGGCTTGTGGTTACTCAGTCAGCTCCTTTTCATTTAGCTGTTCAAAGTAAAAGTCATAACGCTTCAGAAACCACATCCTGCAGTCTTCATCCATGTTACCGGTTATAGCATCAGTACACAGATGTCGACCATGGAAACGCATCCGGGCAAAGCTGTAGGCAAGGAAATCTAAATCCCGGGAAGATACAACACACTTTTTACTCACTACCTGCATACATTCCTCCTCTGTTGGACGATCCAAAAAGGGAAGATGTGTTAATGAAAGTATGGCTCAGAAAAGAGGCAGCGGGAGTGATTTTACTCCTGGATGAAAAAAACGTTGCGCCTGATCAAGCGGAGGTTTTTGCAGGATTATGTGCAATGGCTGGGGGAATAAAAAATGCCCTCATTAAGAGGGCGAGAGGGATTGTCTGGCGTGTGCATTTCGCACTTTTTATTTTTCAATAAAAAAAGGGTCAAACGGTACTACCTCCCCTGGTGCGGCAGGAAGGCTGAGTATGGACGGATTAATAATGTTAACAAGCGTAAGCGGTGACTTTTGACGAAATATCTCGCTTGAGCGATGTTTACGTTTTGGATTTGCTCAGTTAAAAAAAAGCCCTCGGGTAAGAGGGCGAGTCGGAGTAGAGCTGACAGTACTTCGTACTCTTATTCTTTTCTCAATGGCAAGGATCTTACGTTGGTTCTTCAACTCCTGTCGTGGCAGGAAACCTGATTATGGTTGTTAACTTTTAGTTAACAAGCGTAAGCGGGTTGATTGGGAAAAATCCTAGTTTAATGAAATGGTTTCGAAAAAAAACCTCAGACGGAAGGAAATCCAGATTCTTCAGAGGGTATGCAAATGCATTTCGTTACCTTTTAAACTTAGCAACGCGCCGCTGCACTGATATGAGATATCTCCCATAAGCGAAGCCGTAATAAATTTATAACTTATTTTATATCTGCTTAAAGATGATTATCTCCCTTCCTGCAGATAAGGCTCACCGATTGTCTACACTTAAGACTTCCTAACCAGAAAGGAGGTTTGTATGACCGATCGCCCAGTCGAAGGGGACCATCCTGATTACAGTCCTGTTCCTGATAACGTCAAAAACGACCAGCCAGGGCAAACCGGTAGAGACCAGAAAGACGATACTGGCTCAGCACCTGAATCTGGTGATAAACAGCCATAACTAAAACTAACCGCCTACGGGCGGTTTTTATTGCCATCACGCTGGACATTACAGCAGGCATTCACTGAGTCCCTGTTATAATGACGTTAAAGGATACCTACAAACGAGAAGCTTTATGCGTGACGTTATGCTCTTCGGTGAGGGCTGGAACGGTGAAGTAAGAAAAGTGGCAGATGGGGTGCATCGTTATTACTACACCCCCGAAGAAAACGATCAGCGCCATCGCGAAGCCGTTTTCTCAATTTTAGAGTATCGATCTTTCAGTGGTAAAAATTACTGGATTGGATTTCCGGTTATCGAGCCGTCTCTTTCAGATATTGAGTGGGCCATTATGAAGTATCAGCCTGCGCCCGTTTCGAAGTTTTAGCATTGAGCCAAATTAGCCTCGCAGACGCGGGGCTTTTTTATGCGTAACAGGCTTGCTTACGTGAAGTTTTTTTCGATTTCATTATTTGGATCTCTTTCGTGGCAGGCCTGTGTAAGTAGAAGGGTGATACTTTGTAAATTAATAGCGCACTAACGATTATGCATAATACTTTTTCTGTCAATTACAAAAGGAGAGCAGACGATGATTGATGGAAAAGAAGAAACGCTTATCTCAGGAAGAAAATGCTATTCAGTGACAGGCAATGATAAAGCGTTAAGAATGTTCGTAGATAATCTCCGCACCAGCAATAAGTTTGAAGATTCTGATATGCGCGTGATAGGTGGGATTGATGCAAATGGCCGAATGAAAATCATTTTAGCCGGACACTTTGTGGATGAGGTTTCGTTTCAGGATTTTAAAAAGAAATTTATTAATCCTTATAAGCTCAAACAAGAAAATTAACGTTTTTTAAATTATTATCAGGATTCATTTTTACTACGCACTACTCATAAATAAGCCCCTGGCATCCGCTGGTGGCTTTTTTATGCGCTTCGTACGCGCACCTGAAAGCAAGGTAATTTTATGGCTGACATCATGACCCAAAGGCCATACCCACCGCCCCAGTTTATCGATAACCCGGACTTCAAGCCCTACATACGATTAATCCCGGCTGAAGGCGTTCACGAGTGGATACATACCGGGATACTGAGTGAAGAAGGCACCCTGCATAACCCTGACCATTTCCACTTACTGGAAGCTGACATCGTATTCATGTGGGCGTCGAATGCATTCGCGAAGAAGGGGCGAACGGTGCTGGGCCAGTGTGAAGAGGTAATGATGCGCGCTGGTGGCTGGCAAAAAGCCCGCATGGAACAGCAGATGTACGAATGGTTCGGGCACATCCCGGATTTTATTATCACCCTGGCCGCTGATTACTGCGCCCAATGTTCCGATCTGGAGTTCTGCGCGCTGGTCGAGCATGAGCTTTACCACATCGCACAGGAAACCGATGAATTCGGCGCGCCGAAATTCTACCGGGACAGTGGATTACCCAAACTGAAACTGCGCGGCCACGATGTGGAAGAGTTCGTGGGCGTCGTTCGTCGCTATGGAGCCAGTCACGATGTGCAACAGCTGGTGGACGCAGCGAACAGGCCTGCGGAAGTGGCTCACCTTGATATCGCCAGAGCTTGCGGGACGTGCATGCTGAAACTGGCTTGATTACCTGGACTGACCTGGACGAACGGTGAATTATGGCGGCTCTAAAAAATGATGTGAAAGCCTACATAGTTCAGGCGCTTGCATGCTTCGACACCCCCTCTCAGGTTGTCGAGTCTGTCCAGGCTGAATTTCAGGTGAAGATTACCCGCCAGCAGGTCGAATCCTACGACCCCACGAAAGCCAGTGGCAAGGCGTTAGCCGCCCGGTGGGTGGAAATGTTCAACGCTACCCGCACCCGTTTTCAGAACGAAATTGCTGACATCCCGATCGCTAATAAAGCTTACCGGCTACGTGCGCTCGACCGAATGATGACGAAGGCAGAGACAATGCGGAATATGGGACTGGCAGCGTCACTGATTGAACAGGCCGCAAAAGAATGTGGCGATGCTTACACCAACAAACATAAATTCGAGCATTCCGGGCCGAACGGTGGCGCTATCCAGACGCTCACCATGAGCAAAGAGGAATACAAATCCGCAAGGCAGGAGATGATGGAGGATGACGACTGCTGAGCAAAAGACATTTGCCCGTAAGGTCGAATGCGAAGAGGATGGGCTGTATTACGCGCGTTACTTCTTCAAACAACGCACCGGCGGCAAGATGATTGTCGCACCACATCACAAAGTCATACAGCAGACGCTGAACCGCGTTATAGACGGCGAAATAAAGCGCCTGGTCATTAACGTTCCGCCTGGCTACACAAAAACAGAACTGGCAACCATCAACATGATGGGCCGGGGGCTGGCGCTGAACCGGCGCGCCCGGTTTATGCACCTGTCGTACTCCCACCAGCTGGCGCTACTGAACTCATCGACTGCACGCGGCATGGTCAAATCGCAGGCCTACCAGTCAATGTGGCCGATGGCGCTGCGTGACGATGCGGACAGTAAGGCGATGTGGTGGAACGAATATGGCGGCGGGGTTTATGCGTCCTCAGCTGCCGGGCAGGTTACCGGCTTTCGTGCCGGACACATGGAGCCTGGCTGGCAGGGCGCGCTGATTATCGATGACCCGGTTAAACCAGATGATGCATACAGCGAGACTGTACGCGATGGCGTGAATAACCGCTTTAACGAAACCATCAAATCACGTCTGGCTGTAGAAACGACGCCGATGATTGTGATTATGCAGCGCATCCACTACCACGACCTCAGTGGATACCTGCTGCGCGGTGGCTCCGGTGAAATGTGGCATCACCTGAATCTGCCTGTGATTATCGATAACAGCCAGACGTATTCGGCGCAATACCCGGAGCACTCTCACGCCATACCGATTGATCATGGTCTGCCTGATGGCTGGCTCTGGCCGTTCAAGCACAACGAGTCTCACCGCGTATCACTGTTCTCTCACCGCCGAACTGCCGAGGCTCAGTACATGCAGAAGCCCCGCAAATTTAACGCGGAGGGCGCACTGTGGACTGAGGCGATGATTAGTGCCGCGCGCGACCTGCAGATCCGCTTTGATAAGGTTCGTACGGTTATTGCGATTGACCCGCAGGCCACGAACAGCGATGAAAGCGATGAAACCGGTATTGTGGCCGCCAGCGCATACGGTGCTGGTGATAAAAAACAGTTCTCTGTGGATGGCGATTACAGTGCCAAATACTCACCGGCTGGCTGGGCTAAAAAGGCTATGTGGGCCTATGAGGAACATGGCGCTGATGCCATCGTTATCGAAACGAACCAGGGCGGCGATATGGCGGAGGAAACACTGCGTAACGCCGGGTTCAAAGGCCGCATTATTAGGGTGCATGCCAACAAAGGGAAATTTGCCCGCGCCGAACCGATATCCGCGCTCTACGAACAGGGGCGCGTAGCTCATCACGGCAATCTCTATCTGCTTGAAAACCAGTTGATGGAATACGTGCCTGCCACCGCCAGAAAGTCACCCGACCGACTGGACGCGGCAGTGTACGCACTTACCGAGCTCGGCGGCGCGCAGCCGATGGGCATGATGATTCCCAAACGTCTGCAAGGACGATAACCATAATTTATAATTAGTTATGTGCAGATGTAGCATTCGTAAGACGATTATCTTACTGAAGCTTAGATAAATCTTAAGAGGTTATGATGAACATCGAAGATCAAAAGCAAAAGGCCGAAGCGGATATAGCTGCTCTCATTTCTAAGAAAATTGCTGAATTGCGTAAAAAGTCAGGGAAGGAGGTTTCTGAGATTGAATTCATTCCCAATGAAACTATGGCTGGTCTTGAAGGTTATGAAGTGAAAATTAAGCTTATCTAAATCAGACTATGAAAAAGGTCGCTTCGGCGGCCTTTTTTATTGCCCGAAACCCACCAAACGGACCCCGGCATGAACAAAAACCTACAGCTGGCCGTCAACCATGCGTTGAACGATGCCAGGCTTGCGCGCGCCCGTATGCTGGCGGCTAACCCGACCATGGGACTGGATTCAAAGCGTAGTTCGGCATGGTGCGAGTACGGATTCAAGGATGACATTACCTTCGATGACCTCTACAGCCTGTACCGGCGCGGAGGTATTGCCCATGGCGCGGTCAAAAAGCTGATCGGTGCATGCTGGCAAAGCAACCCGGAAATTATTGAAGGTGATGAGCAGGACGAGACCCGCAAGGAAACGGCCTGGGAACTCAAGGCTAAGAATGTGTTAACCCATCGCTTCTGGCGTTCGTTTGCCGAGGCTGATTTACGGCGGCTGGTGGGGCGTTACTCCGGCATTCTGCTGCATGTCCGGGACGGCAAAGACTGGAATCTGCCTGTAACCAGAGGGCGGGGACTGGAGAAAATCACCGTTGCCTGGGCGGGAACAATTAAGGTTAAGGACTGGGATACAGGTCTTAACTCCCGCACCTACGGCCAGCCGAAAATGTGGCAGTACATCGAGCAACTTGCGAACGGCGCCATCCGGCGCGTGGACGTTCATCCGGATCGCGTTTTTATCCTGGGTGATTATTCCCCTGATGCTATTGGTTTTCTGGAGCCTGCCTATAACGCATTCGTAAGCCTTGAGAAGGTGGAAGGCGGCTCCGGTGAGTCATTCCTGAAAAACGCCGCCCGCCAGCTGAGCATCAACTTTGACGAAAAAATAGACTTCACCAATCTGGCATCGCTATATGACGTGAGCGTTTCAGAGCTACAGGAGAAGTTCAATGAAGTCGCTGTGGAGATTAACCGGGGCAACGATGCGCTGCTGACGACACAGGGCGCAGCTGTCACACCGCTGGTAACCACGGTAGCCGACCCCGGCCCGACCTATGACGTCAACCTCCAGACAGCCGCCGCCGCGCTGGATATCCCGACCAAAATCCTCGTTGGCATGCAGACGGGCGAGCGTGCCAGTACAGAAGACCAGCGTTACTTCAACGCGCGCTGCCAGTCCCGCCGGGGTGATTTGTCATTCGACATTGAAGACCTGTGCGACAAGCTGGTGGATCTGGGTATTCTCGACGCGGTAGGGCAGAAAGCGGTTATCTGGGATGACCTGAACGCCAGCACCGACGCTGAGAAGCTGGCAGCAGCCAAAACGATGGCGGAAATTAACAGCGCCTCGATAGCCACTGGCGAACAGCCATTTACCGGCGAAGAAATCCGTGTCGCTGCCGGGTATGAGGGCTCGCCTGCACCGCTGGGGGAAGACGATGAAGAAGAGGAAGACGAAACCTCCGATTCTGCCGGGAAACCTTAACGATCCCACCGGTGCAGACCGCCTCGAGCGTGGTGCGATTAATGAGTTCGGCAAACGGATTAGGCGCATCGCAAAAGCCTACCATGACATTCTCGACCATATTCCCGCATCACCTGCTGTAAACCTTCGCTACGCATTCGACCTGGATACCTCACTGTTATCCATGCTTCTCAGCAACGCCTCGGTGATTGTTGATGAAATCCTTTTTGGTGGCAGCGAGACCGATTTCTGGTTCTGGCGGGATTACGTCAGGCAGGGATATCAGCGTGGCACGGCTCAGGAATTTGCCAGCCTGTCACAGCAGTCACCGGTCTATGCCGCCGGGCGTGAAAGTCTCCAGCAGTTGTTGCTGAGTGATCCGTACCAACGCCGCCTGCTACTGGTGAGAACCAGAGTATTTGAGGAGATGAAAAACCTCAGTGCGCGGATGAAATCGGATATGGCGCGCATTCTGACCGATGGCATGGGGCGGGGGCAAAACCCGCGGGAAATTGCGAAACGTCTCACCAGCCAGACCGGGATTGAACTCAGCCGGGCTAAGCGTATTGCCCGCACGGAAATACCGACGGCGCTGCGCCGGGCCCGGTGGGATGAAACGGATGATGCCGAAGCGCAGTACGGTATTACAACCCGTCTTTTGCACCTTTCAGCGTTCAGCCCGACAACGCGACGTAAGCATGCGCTTCGCCACGGGCATCTCTACACCACCGAAGAGGTTCGGGACTGGTACAGCGTCGACGGCAACGCGATTAACTGTAAGTGCACGCAGGTTGCTGTGCTTGTTAATGCCAGCGGTCAGCCGCTCAACCCCAATGTTGTTGATATGGCGAAAAAGCGCCTGGAGAAAGCGCAGAAAGCCGGACTCATCGCCAACCACTGCGACTGCGGCCACCACAGAGCCGCGTAACCGCGAGACACCACCATGACCATGCAAGTTAATGTCACCACCCGCGTGAACAGCCAGTCCATCCGCCGGGAAGTTCACAACGGGCGCGATCATCTGATCCTGCCAAGTTACACGCTGCCGGCCAATGTCGTCATGAACGGCGGTCTCTATTCTGCCAGTGAAATCGACGCGCACTATGCGGGCCTCGAGGGGACGCTGGCACCGCTCGGTCATCCGCAGGTAAACGGCCAGTTTGTGTCGGCCTTCTCGCCTGAAGGGCTGAATGTCGGGTTCGTCGGCGCGTGGAACCGCAACGTTAAAAAAGCCGGGAATCGTATCTACCTGGAGAAATGGGTGGATGTGAACAAGGCCAGCGAATCTGAAGGTGGCCGGGAACTCCTCGAGCGCGTGGCAGCCATTGAGCGCGGCGAGGACGTGCCGCCAATTCACACAAGTGTGGCGGTGTTTCTTGACCAGCTCGAACCCAATGAAGAACAGAAGGCGCTGGGCGCTGACTGGGTGGCAAAAATCCACGGCATGGATCACGACGCCATTCTGCTGCACGAAGTCGGCGCTGCCACGCCGGAGCAGGGCGTTGGCCTGATGGTGAATGCCGACCTCGCCACGCCGCTAAAAACCAACTCCGGCGCGCTGGTGGGCGAATCTTTCCGGGAGCGTGAACAACGCCTCGATCGTGCAGCAAAAGCAAAGTTCGCTCCAGGCGAGAACGAATATGCCTGGGTGGCTGACTTTACTGATTCGCAGGTGGTGATTATTCGCAATGGCGGCAGCGCTCAGGTTTATGGCTACACCTCTGACGGCGGGAAAATCACCTTCGACGACACCGGAACGCCGGTTGCCCGCCAGGAATCCTGGGTCACTGTTGTAACCAATAAAGTTAAATCCCTTTTCACACCGCAGGATAAGCCTGCAACCAACCATCAAACGGAGGGCGACATGCCTTTAACCAAAGAAGAAATGGAACAAATCGGCAGCATGATCGGCCAGGCCGTTGCGACCAACACGGAGGCGGCTATTAAGCCTCTCGCGGAAAAGGTTGATGCGCTGCAGGCCAATCAGCAGCAGCTCGCTGAGACCCTGACCGCTAACTCCCGCGCCGAAGAAGCAACGAAGCGCGCGGCGGTTGCGAAAGTTCACGGCGAGATCGTCGCGAACGCGCTGTCAGGTGATGCACTGGATGCGATGTTCAAAAACCTGGGCGAAGCCGCACCGCTGGGTACTAACTCCGCACAGGCGCAAACCGAAACCGGCGCACCTGATCCGGCCACTTACTTCAAATAAGGGAAACGCCAATGCCACGTTATCGTCGCGTTAATATCGACGGGGAATCGCTCTACAAGACGGAAACCCGAAAACTTGCCGCGTCCCTGAACCCGGGGACGTTTGTTGTCATCAATGCCAGCAATCTTTTTGCACAGGCCTCTGCGCCTGTGGGACGCATGTATGTGCTGGATTGCGCTTATCACGAAGGGCTGGGTATTACCGATCCTATCCCGTCCGGTCATTCGGGTGTGGGTAATTACCTGGAGGAAGGACGCGAATTCGCTGTTCGTGTCGCTGCAGGTGCCTATAAAAAAGACCAGCCAATTACGGTTGTTGCAGGTCAGGCCGCTGCCGTGCCTACCGCTGCGGGTACCTATCAGGTCATCGGTTACTGCCAGGATGACGTCACCACCACGGCGGTTGACTTCATCCGCATCCGCGCGCGCGCTTCCAGCGTGACCGTTGCTTAAGGAGAGCATCAATGTATTTTTCTGCTGAAACACTGGCGACCAACAGCCGCCTGCGCACGCACTGGAATGAGCTGTGGGCTAACCGTAACATGTGGGATGCCCAGCACCGCGCCATGATGGCGGTAAACCGTAATCTCATGACGCCTGAAATGCTGGCGGCGAATGCCCTGGCTGGTGACGGTCTCGGTCGTGAATTCTGGGCTGAAATCGACCGACAGGTCATCCAACTGCGCGATCAGGAAATCGGGATGGAAATCGTCAACGATTTGATGGTCGTACAGACGGTTTTGCCGATTGGCAAGACTGCCAAGCTGTATAACGTCGTTGGTGACATCGCCGATGATGTCCAGGTTAGTCTGGACGGTCAGCCACCGTTTTCTTTTGACCACACCGAATACGGCAGCGACGGTGACCCGATCCCGGTTTACACCGCAGGTTATGGTGTGAACTGGCGTCTTGCTGCGGGCCTCAATACCGTCGGTATTGACCTGGTGCTGGATTCGCAACTGGCGAAGATGCGCAAGTTCCATAAACGTCGCGTTAAAGGCTATCTCGACGGTAACCCGACCATTCAGGTTCAGAACTATCCGGCCCAGGGCATGCGCAATCATCGTAACACCGCCAAGATTAACCTCGGTTCCGGTGCTGGCGGTGTAAGCATCGACCTGACGACGGCAACGCCGGCGGAGCTTCTGGAGTTCTTCGGGCCAACCGGGGCGTTTGGCATTACCGCCCGCGCCAACAAAGTCACTGCGTACGATGTGCTGTGGCTGAGCGCTGAAATTATGGCGAACCTGTCGAAGCCGTACACCATTGAAGTCGGCACTGGCGGTAATGCGCTTCTCAGCGGCAACGTCCTGGACGCCATCCGTAAATTTATGCCGGTGAAAGATATCCGCCAGACCTATGCACTAACCGGTAATGAATTCCTGGCGTATGAACGTCGTCAGGATGTGATCACGCCGTTAGTAGGGATGGCGGTTGGGGTGGTTCCGTTGCCTCGTCCGATGCCGCAGAGCAACTACAACTTCCAGATTATGTCTGCAGAAGGTTTGCAGATTAAACGGGATGACGATGGCCTGTCCGGCGTTGTCTACGGCGCTGACCTGGACTAAGGAGAAATTATGCCGAAGTTTGAAGTCGTACGCGGCTGGCATGGCGTTAAGGCTGGGGATGTGCTGGTTCTGGATAAAGTTCATCCTGCGCTGGAATCTCATCTTCGCCTGATGCAGGGGGAAGCGGGCGGTGAACTTAACCCGGCAACACCGGGCGCGGGCACTGATGTGAAATCCCGAAAAGAAATCATTGCTGAACGCCTGAAAGAGCTGGGGATCGAGTTCAAAGGCAACCTGGGTGCGGAAAAACTTTCGGAGCTGCTGCCGCCCGGTGAGCTTGAAAAACTGTTCACTGCTGAATAACCGCCGCGAAAGCGGTTTTTTTATGCCCCGTTCCGGCGGGGCGTCTTTTTTCAGGAGTCTGTCATGGTCACACAGGAACAGGCACAGCAGTACCTGACCGGGCAGGGCATCGCTTTACCCAACTTCGTGCTGGCGGCGCTGATTGACCAGGCCAACGGCATTGAAGAATGCCTGGCACTTCATTATCCGGCATCGACAGCGCTGCTTATCCAGCTGTACCTGCTGGCACTGATGGGGCTCGGGCAGGGTGATAAATACCTCTCAAGCCAGACCGCGCCAAACGGCGCTTCGCGTTCATTCCGGTACCAGTCGTTTTCTGACCGCTGGAAAGGCGCGCTGAGCCTGCTGCGCGGGCTGGACAAACACGGTTGCGCCACAGCGCTTATTCCCCCTGATCCGACGGCTGCGCCAGCATTTGCGGGGATTTGGGTCGGTAAGGGCGGCTGTATGTGCAACGGGGGCCGGTGATGGCCTGGGTATCGGTGAAGCAGCGTCTGCCGGAGCCGTTCGTTAAGGTCTGGGTGATGACAGACAGCGGCAGGAAGGCCACCGGCTACGTCAAAGGTAACGGTGAATGGTTCATTTTTTGCCGGGAGGTTGCCGCCGGGAAACCAGAAGTGATCCGCTGGGAGGAGCCATGAGCGCGACAGCGAACTGGGTATATACCAACCTCGCTACCATTTACCCGCGTACATACGATGACTGGAAAGGCACCTGGCTAACCGGCACGCCGTATCTTATCGACTGCACCTGGGAAATAAACCAGGAACAGGCGATCGATGATGCCGGTACCGAGTTCACCACCAACCTGATTATCTCCACCGAGCTGAAGCATAACGGCGCTGATGTCCGTAAACCGCTGCGTAACGACTATGTCGCAGTGGGTGACACAACCGCCGAGCCAGACCCGGTAAAAGCGAAAGGTGATGTGATCCGGGCGGTCAAGATGTGGGATATGTCGTTTTTCGACGAGGAGCCCGACTACAAGATCCTGACATCCAACCGTAACGCTCTCGGTGCCTGATAACCCCAGGAGACAACGCTATGCCCGTTAAAGGTATCAAACGTGTTCAGTTAAATATGGGTAACGTGATTGGAAACATCACAGGCCCGGTTACGGAAAAGGTGATCACCGAAGTTATGATCGTCGGCTCCGGTTACGCAGCGCAGATAACCCCGATTCACACCTCCACGCTGGTGAACAGCATGTATCGCGAACTGAAGCCAGAGCCTGGCGGAATGACCGGACGGGTGGGCTATACCGCGAATTATGCCGCGCGGGTGAATGCGGCCGGTGGCACGTTAAAAGGCAAGCCGCGCCCGGACGCCAGCGGTAATTACTGGGACCCGGACGCTGAGCCAGATTTCCTGCGTAAAGGGTTTGAGCGCGACGGCATTGCCGACATCAAAGCCACCATTAAACGAGGCTACAAATTATGACGCGAAACGAGGTTTTTGACGCGTTACGCGCCTGGCTGCAGAGCCACGGTTTTGATACTGGCTACCGTGTACAAAAGCGATTCTGGGTTGAAGTGGAAGATTCACAGAACGACCGCTATCTCGTTATCCAGCAGCAGGGCGGTGGCGCGGCAGAAGAGGCCCTCACCCGTGACTATTTCCGCTTCATCCTGCTGACCGGGCAGAACGACGCCGATGTTGATGCGGTGGAGAACACCGCCGACGCCATCCGCCAGGCCATGCTCGATGACTACCACACCGAATGCATCATCTCAATGCAGCCAGTCGGGGGCGTTCCCGCCTTCCGCACCGAAGAGGGCCGCTGCGCCTTCGAAATTAACTTCCAGACCATTATTTCCCGATAATACGGAGTAACACATATGACTTGTGAATCAGGTGCATTCACGGGGCGCGACGTCGTCGTTTATTTTGCGATTGGTTGCCCGGAGGTTCAGCCCACGCTGAGCCAGTACAAGCGCCTCGGTATGATGCGTGGCAAAACAACCGGCGTTGAATGGGAAACTGCAGACGCCACGGCTGACCAGAGCGCGGCGTATACCCAGGAAAATCTGGTCACGTATAAAAACGTATCCTTCTCCGGTGACGGCGTAAGCCGCAAGGAAGCTATCTACGGCCAGAAGGAAATGAAACGCCATGTTTACAACCCGCCCGGAGAAACCAGCAACCAGCCTTACGTGTGGCTGAAAATCATCTCGCCGTTCGATATCACTGAAGGCCCGTTCCTGGTAACGAGCTGGCAAGATGAATCACCACATGATGATGTGGCCACGTGGTCGATTGAAGCCTCGAGTGCCGGGCTGGTGGATGTCCGCGACGTCGGCGCGGTCATTAACATCACCTCCCAGCCGCAGAACCGCACCATCACCACCGGCAGCACGCTGACGCTTACCACAGCGGCGACCGTGACTGATGGTTCAACGCTGACGTACCAGTGGAAGAAGAACGGCACGGATATCAGCGGCGCCACGGCTGCTACCTACACCAAAGCCAGCGCAGTTGCGGGGGATGCCGGCTCTTACACCTGCCAGATTTCATCGCCCACCGCCGGTACCGTCACCACGAGCCCGGCAACGGTTGTGGTCAACGCGTCTTAACTGACAGGGGCGAAAGCCCCTTTGAGGTTTTATGCAGGCAATTACCGATATCGGCCAGGCGGAGATCCGCGTCGGTGGCCGTAGAATATTCCTCAATCCTTCGTTTCTTGCGATGTCGCGGATTGGCACGCCGGAAGAGATTGTCGGGGCGTTCGTGACGGTGCACGGCGGACATTACCCTGAGCACCGGATCAGCGATGTTGAAGTGATGCGCAGCATCCAGGCGCGCTGTTTTGCTGACATGGTTGCTACCGCAGCGAAGGTGGTGCAGGCGGCCAGTGATGATGATCTCCGCCAGGTTATTGGTGTCTGTTCTGTGACACCGAAAGGCAAGCTTTCGTATCGCCCCGGCCTGCTGCCGGTATCACACATTATCCAGCTGGCGCGCCACCTTATTCGCCATGGGGTGGTGGGTGACCAGCCGCAGGAAGCCGCCAGCAAAGGTGAGGGGGAATACTCAGGGAAATTCGATGCCCGGTCTTTCGTTTATCTGGCGGTGGCACACCTGGGCATGAGCGAGTCTGACGCCTGGAACATGACCATGACCAGCTTCAGGGCGGCCATGAGCGCCAAATACCCGCAGAAGGAAGCCGCTAAAATCCCGACCGAGCAGCATTACGATGAGGCTATGGACTGGGCAGAGAAGATGTTCGCACTCGATGCGCAGCGCAACGGGCTGCACTGACCGCTGTTACTGAGATCAAAAAATCAGACCTGCCCGTTGCGTCACGTCCTCCCCATGCTACGATTGCGAATGAATTTAATGGGTATGGGATTAGGGATATGCGAATTGATATACCGGGCAGAGTCGAAGATTATTATTCTTCGGCTAAAAACCCACAAGGTACAAAAAAATTTAAAGCGAATAGACCCTTGATACGCGAGTTGGTAAACCTTAGACATAAAAAATTGCAAGAGGTTATAGTCTCGGGCGGAAACGCGTATACAGCGAGTCTTGATCTGAATGATCAGTTTGAGGAATTCATTTCTGCTGCGCCTGATCTCGCACAAGCAGAGATTTTGAATGTTTATACGCAAGAGCTAAACGCTTCATCTTCAGAAATGAATAAACAAGCTCAAAAATTAGATGAAGAGACTGACAAGACCCTTGAAAAAAACAAAGTATTGGGGCAGTTTTTTTGGGTTGTTGTAATCATTTTTATAGTGGCAGTCATCGCCCTTAAAATGTAATGAAAAATCAACTTGTGAACCTCGCTGCGGCGGGGTTTTTTATTGCCTGGAGAAAATATATATGTCCGAAAATGTAGGTGAGATTGTTTACATCATTCGCGCGGACACAGCTCAGCTGCTTTCTGCTGGTCGTAATGTTGTCGACATGACAAATGATCTCCAGAATAATTTTGATGACACTGATGAATCAGCCGATAACCTGAATACTACGCTTTCGAAACTTGCTGCAACGCTAAAACTAATTTTTGCCGCGGGTGCTCTGCGCGAAATGGCAAAGATGGTTCAAAGCTATCAGGAAATGGCTGAGCGGGTTCAGATGGCAACATCGAGCCAGGAAGAATTCGAGCATGTTCAAAAGCGTTTGCTTGCTACTGCAAATGGCACTTATCGATCGCTTTCAGAAGCCCAGGAACTTTACATCCGAAGCGCTGATGGACTGCGTAGCATGGGTTACGCAACCGATCAGGCAATTGATGTTCAGGACTCAATGTCTTATGCATTCGTTAAGAACGCCGCCAGCGCGGACCGGGCTGAGTCAGCTATCAGTGCTTTCACAAAGGCGATAAATACCGGTAAGGTATCAGCCGATCAATGGGAATCTATCACCACAGCCATCCCAACCGTAATAAACGATATTGCGAGCGCCAGCGGGAAAACGGCCGCTGAAGTGCGCGCATTGGGTGCCGCTGGCAAGTTGACAGCTTCAGAACTTAGCGAAGGTTTACGTCAGTCTCTTGATGAGAATGCCGCGGCTGCGGCGGGGATGTCTAACAACCTCACTGATGCTGGCGTGAGGATGAAGACAGCTTTTACCGAAGTGCTTGTCGCAATCGAAGGTCAGACGGGCGCACTTCAAACCTTCACCAATGGACTGATTTCCGCTGCTGATACAATTCTGGAGTTTGGACGAGACTCTGAAAGCATGGCCGGATTTATTGATACAGCGACCATAGCGGCACAAGCTTTCGCTCTTGTTTTGGCTGGTCGGTATGCAGGTGCGTTAAAGGCTGGTATAGCCAATAAAGTTCAGCACATCGCTGCAAACCGCCAGATGATCACCGCTGAAAACCAGGTCGCTCAGGCAGCACTCTTCTCAGCTAACGCCACACAGCGCAGATCTCTCGCAGATAAAGAGGCTGCGATTTCAGCGCTAAATTTGGCCCAGGCAGAATACAACGTAGCCAGGGGGAGCGCGGCGGAAATGCTGGCGCTTGATAACCTTATCGCGGCAAAAACAAGAGCAACCGCAGCTTCGATCGCGCTAGCTGAAGCAGAAACAGCACAGGCCGCAGCTACCGTTCGCGCTACCGCCGCCGCAAGCGGCGCGTCTATTGGGATGGGGTTATTGCGTAATGCATTTTCGTTAATTGGTGGCCCTGCCGGGGTGATAATGATCGCTGCCGGAGCTTTGCTTTACTGGTGGCAAAGCGCTAAGCAAGCGAAAGAGGAAAGCATAAAATTTGCTGATAGTCTGGATGGTGTTATCGCCAGAATGAAAGAAATGAGTGCAATTCAGTTGAAGGACACGTTATACAAAACAACAGACTCTATTCGTAATCAAAAAGATGCTCTAATGGACATGTATGACAGTCTTGACGAGTCACGAAAAAAGGCTGCTGAGCTTGAGAGGCAGCTACAAGGCCTTAAGAAATCAGGCGCTCCCGCGTATGTAATAGCTGAAGCTCAGGAAAGGCTGACAGAGGCGCTCGGTGAGACCTCAGGTAAGGCCGCTGAGGCTGTAAAAGCTTCACAGGAGTTAAGTGAAACCCAACGGAAACTCGCAGATATTCAAGAGCAGTTAAATCAGAAAATTCATGATTCAGAGGCCGCCTTTGAAACTCTCTATGACAATCTGAAAAACAAAATCCCGAACGCAAATAATGCGGCAGTTGCCGCAATGACTTTAACAATTCAGACGCTTGATAATCTCACTAAAAAAGCCGCCAATATCGGGAATATACAACCTGCGGAACCGGAAGACTCCCCCGAAGCGAAGAAACTCATTCAGAACGCCGAACGCCGTCTTGCGCTTTCAAAGCTTGAGGGTGAGGCAAGAGCAAGACTGCAGGCGCAATTCGATGCTGATGATGCCGGGATTGCTGATGAGAAAAAAAGAAAGGCCATTGGGGATCAATACGCTGAAACAGAGCGGTTAACCAGCGCGCGAAAAGCCGCAAACAAGGAAGCGAAGAAATCCGCTGACGACGCAACGCAATTTTTATCTCGTCAGCAGTCTGCACTGGATCGACTCAACACCGGTTATGCCGAAGGCTCACTTGAACTGGCGAAGTACGATGCGGTTATGGCGCTGGGAAACAAAGCGACCGATGCGCAAATCGTTAAAGCGGAGCGGCAGGCCGATGCAATCTGGAGAAGTCAGCAGGCAATAAAGGCCGCTGCGGAGGAAGAGAAAAAGCGCACTCAGGCCAGTCAGAACTTCACCAGTTTGCAGGGGCAGGTATCGCCGGTTGCAGCGGTCGATAACTCGTATCTGACGCAAATGGCGCAGCTCGATGAGTACGTGACCCTTTATCCGCAAAAGATTGCGGAAGCCGAAGCGTTACGGGCCAGCATTGAAGAACAGTATCACCAGCGGCGCATGGCGGCAATGTGGGAGGAATGGCAGCAGCAAAGCCAGATTAACAGCATGATTGGCGCTGCCGTAGACTCCTTACAGGGCGGGGCAACCAGCGCCATTACCGGCCTGATAAACGGCACTCAGAGCCTGCGGGAATCCTTCGCCAACATCGGCACCACGATTTTAAACAGCGTGGTGGGCAGCTTTGTACAGATGGGCATTGAATGGGCTAAAAGTCAGCTTATGGGCCAGGCGGCTGCGGCTGCTTCTCTGGCGGCTACTACAGCCCAGGCTTCAGCTGCCGCAGCTGCATGGGCACCCGCTGCTATGAGCGCCTCCATCGCAACGTACGGCAGTGCTGCTGCCGTGGGGCAATCAGCGTACGCTGGTTCAATGCTTGCAGCCAAGGGGCTGGCGCTTGCTGGCGGTCGCCGTTACGGTGGCACAGTGTCTGCTGGCAATGCCTACCGCATTAACGAGGATGGGCGCTCAGAGGTGTTCCAGACAGCAGGTGGCCAGCAGATGTTTATCCCCAATAAGTCAGGGAAAGTTGTCTCGGCTGATAATGCTGGCGGCGGGGGAGTTCAAAATGTTTATTTCACGATCAATACCACGGGAGGAATTGGAGAATCCGAGTGGGCACAGATTGAAGCTCGCGCCGTGGCGATAAGCAAAAAGATGGCGCTATTTCAAATAAGCGACCAGGCTTCACGTCCTGGCGGATTAATTCAGCCGCGAAACAAGCGGTAAGTCATTTCTTTTCGACAAGTTTTGCAAATTTCTTCGCAACCTCAACGAAATAGTCGTAGTCGGTGAATCCAGGGTCTGACGAATACTCATCACCAGCCATTAATTCAACGGTTTTGTATTCTTTCCAGGCTGTCTGAATTTTTTCCGCTTCAGTGCTGCGGGAGTGCCAGCAGAGAGTATCTACTTGTTTTTGGGTGACAGGAATCCTGACGTTCATCCGCTGCGATATTTTCTCTATATGCGACAGTACGCCGATATACACAGGCTCGGCGGCTTTATTGCGTTCATTTCGGTAAGCATCGCGCTTGCCAAGTTTTCTGCCAATAAAGAAAGTCACAATCCCTATTGCCGGAGATAACAAACCAAACAGAGGTGAAATATGGCTGATTTTATTGAGCATTATTCATGGCTCCTGTGGCTCCTCTTTCCTGTATTAACACTGATTGTAGGATACATGAGTGGTCGGGGCTGGTTAAGTTAACAAGGAGCAGACATGCCTGAAATCTTCACCTGGAAACCCCAGCGCGGCTACAGCGCCGAACGCACCCCTAACGTGGCCGTCGTCAAACTCGGTGACGGTTACGAACAGCGTCAGGTAAAGGGTATCAACCCGCTGATGGCTAAATACTCGCTGACGTTTCGCGGCGTTAATGGATCTTGCCGCGTGAACCCGGCGAAGCAGGCCGAGGCGTTTCTGACAGCACGCATGGCGGTGGAGTCTTTCTACTGGACGCCATCGGATACGGGGGTACAGGCGCTGTTCGTCTGTCGCTCCTGGAATATGACAAAGACCGGGCCGCTGTATGAACTGTCGGCCACGTTTGAACAGATACCACGATAAAGCCGAAAGACGGGAGTTAAAAATGCAAGTTACGATAGCCGATAATGGAAAAACTATATGGATGCGTAATGAAGATGCGCAAGAAGGGATAACATCACTTAGTTATTTAAAGGACGGCACACAACATAAAATTATTGCCGCCCTTGAGAATGCTCTTATTCAAGCGAAAGGGCAGATGCAATTAGCCGATGACGTTAATTGAATAACGAATATTAGCCTGATGCCCTGCTGGTAATGCTAAAACGACATTCCAGTTACCAGAGTGTGGAACTGTAATGTTTGCGGGAAAGCGTTTGTAAAAACCACCATAATGCTTGAAGCTTCTACCATTTTTAAAATTACTGTAATTGCTATCGTCCATTACAATTACATTGATTTGGTGAGAGCACTCAACTGAAACCGTACTCCCCCCTTCAATGTATTCCCTGCTGTGTATATGTGACATTTTTTGACCCTTTAAAGAGGTAATCAGCCATCCCTCTTCCCAGAGTGCGTCAGCGTCCCACCGCTGACGAGCTGAACCCACAACATAACCAGGGATAGCGATATATCCCATCCTGATATTCGAACAGTAGCCACCTCCGGGTGGCTTTTTTATGGGAGATTTTCGTGCGCGACATTCCACCAGAGCTAATTATTGACAGCGTCGACGCCGGAGTTGGCGCTTTTATCGATCTGTTTGAACTCGACCTCCGGCCTTACGGCGGAAACCTTGAACGTTTTCACTCCGGTACCAACGGCTTTTACAACAACGTTATCTGGCGCGGTAACGCCTATCCCGCTTATCCGATCGCCGTCGAAGGCTTCGAGAGCCGGAACGAGGGTACCTATGCGCGCCCGGCCATGGCAGTAGCGAACGTCACAGGTATGATTTTTGGGTTAAACCATGATTTCGACGATCTGCTGGGCGTGGTGATCACCCGTCGCCAGGTGCCGGTGAAGTATCTGGACGCGGTTAACTTTCCCAACGGTAACCCGGATGCCGATCCCACCATGGAGGCGGTATCCCGTTACGTTGTCGAGGAGATGACCGAAGAGACGTCAGAGCAGGTTACTTATTCCCTCGCAACGCCGGTGGATTGCGACAACGCCATTATCCCGGCGCGGACTATTCTGGCGGATGTCTGCCAGTGGGTTTATCGCGGTACCGGCTGCAACTATGACGGGCCGCCGGTCGCTGATGAACGGGACAACCCGACCAGCAACCCGGCGCTGGATAAGTGCTCTCACCGCCGCACAGGTTGCCGCTTCCGTTACCCGCGCCCGTACCCCATGCCAATCAGCAGTTTCCCCGGTTCACAGAAGGTTTCCTGATGCAGGAATTACTCGAGTATGCGGCCTCGTCGCAGGATGAAGTGTGCGCGCTGATTATCGACGACACCCGTCTGCACCTATGTCGTAACGTACATCCCGATCCGGCTCACCATTTCCGCATCAGCGACGCTGACTGGCTGGCAGCAGAGGAGGCGGGGGAAGTCACGGCGGTATTTCACTCACATCCGCAGGCGGTGCCGGTGCTGTCAGGTGCTGACCGCGCTATGCAGGTAATCACAGACCTGCCCTGGTTGCTGGCGTGTGACGGCGAGCTGCGAAAATTTCGCCCGGTACCGCACCTGCTGGGCCGCCGGTTCGAGCATGGTGTGACAGACTGCTACACGCTGTTTCGCGATGCGTATCACCTGTGCGGCATCGACCTTCCGGACTTCAAAAGGACCGAAGGTTGGTGGCTGCGCGGGGAGAATCTCTACCTGAAGAACCTGTCGGCGAACGGGTTTCATCAGATTCCCCCCAGCGAGGCACGTGCCGGTGATGTGATTATCCGCCAGCCGTTTCCGGGGGCTGATCCATGCCATGCGATGATCCTGCTGGACGATAACATGGTGCTTCACCACGACCATGCCGGGCACCTTAGCAGACGTGAGCCTTACCGCATGGCTTACATGAAACAAACTCATTCCATCTGGAGGCATGAACTGTGCTCATCTTTAGATTTGCGGGGCATTTTCGCAGACATTTCCGCCAGGTCACATTAAACGTTGATACCCCCGCACAGGGGCTGCGTCTGCTGCTGGCCCAGTGCCCGGAGTTCAAAAAGGACTTTCTCAAATCGCGGGTGCGCGTCCGCGTGGCGGGTGAAGACGTGGCGACGGATGCAATGCACTGGCATCTGGACAGGCGTCTGGATGACGGTTCAAGCGTGCTGTTTGTCCCGGTGGTTGAGGGGGCAATTACCGCAGCCGCCGCCGCGTGGATCGCAGTGGCGGTAAGCGTTGCCTCCATTGCCTACAGCGTTTACATGTCCCGCAACATGAAAACTAAAACTTCAGCCGAGGCGGCGGAAAACAACACCATCACAAACAACTCTTTCACCAGTGCGGAGAACCGCGTCGGCCAGGGGCGGCCAGTGCCGATCCTGCTGGGCGAGATGGTGTGTGGCTCTAACGTCATTTCCCTGGGTATTGATACATCTAACAACCAGGACTGGACAGAATCAATAAGCTAAGGTGACATTATGTCTTCAGGCGGCGGCAAGGCCAGTACTCCTAAACTTCTCGACGATAACCTCAAATCAAAACAGTTTTACCGCGTGCTGGACCTCATCAGCGAAGGACCAATAGCCGGACCGGTTGACCAGTCGCACCTTTCTTCTTTCATGCTGAACAAAACGCCCATCACGGATTCTGCCGGCAACGTCAGTGTGAATGGCGTAAGCGTGGCGTGGCGACCCGGTTCGGAATTTCAGAGCCCCATTAACGGCTTTTCCGCCATCGAGGCGACCAGCATCGTTAATACCGAGGTCACTTTCAATACGCCACTGGTTCGCACAATTACCGATCAGGACGTCACGCGCGTGCGGCTGAATATCGGTGTGACGGGGCTGGTCGAGCAGGACACGAAAGGGAACCAGAAAAATACCTCTGTGACGATGGTGATCGAAACCCGCGTTGCCGGCGGGGCATTCATTCAGCAAAAAGTGGTCACTATCACCGGGAAAATCTCTGGCGAATATCTTGAGGCGCACGTTATCGATGCGCCGACAACGAAACCTTTCGATATCCGCGTTCGCCGTATCACACCGGACAGCAACGGCGACCTGCTGTCCAATGGTACCACCTGGAACAGTTATAGCCAGATTACTGACGACAACCTGAACTACCCGTTTTCGGCTATTGCCGGTGCAGTGATTGACCGTGACCAGTACAGGGACACCCCAAGCCGCACTTATCACCTGCGCGGGCTGATTGTAGATGTACCGGATAACTACGACCCGATTACCAGAACCTATTCGGGGTTGTGGACTGGCGGATTCAAAAAAGCGTGGACGAACAACCCGGCCTGGCTCTTTCGCGAGCTGGTGAAAAATACGCGTTTTGGCCTGGCCCGGCGCGCGGGCTATATCGATGTCGACGACGGTGCGCTTTATATCCTTTCACAGTATTGCGATCAGCCGGTGAACGATGGCTATGGCGGCAAAGAGCCGCGTATGACACTGAATGCCTACATCACCGAGCAGGCCAGCGCCCGCGATATCCTGGATAAAATCGCCGGGATGTTCAGGGGCATTGCCCTGTGGGATGGCCTTCGTCTCACGGTCATGCTGGATACACCTCAGGATCCGGTTGCCACCATCACCAATGCGAATGTTGTTGACGGGAAATTCAGCCGCAGCTCGGTTAAACGGGCCGAAAAATACAACGCGGTGGTGGTATCCTGGACTGACCCGGATAACGGCTGGGAGCAGGTGAAGGAATATGTTTCCGACGATGCCATGATCGCGCGCGGGAACTATAACGAGACGACTATCGAGGCGTTTGGCTGCACGTCTCGCGGACAGGCGTGGCGCGCCGGGAAATGGCTGCTGGAAACCGCAAAACGCGAAAGCAGCCGGTTAACTTTCCAGATGGCCCGGGATGCGATTGCTTTTACGCCCGGCGATGTCGTGGAAATCATGGATAACGACTATGCCGGTACGCGGCTGGGCGGGCGGATTGTTTCGCACTCCGGCGCGAATATTACCGTTGATGCGGACGTCTCCAGTCTGGTTTCGCCGGGCGACAACATGTCGCTTATGGGCAGCAACGGAAAGTTTTTAAAATACCCCATCGTGAGCGTGTCCGGACGCGTCATTACCCTGCGCAGCGTTCCTGCCTGGGTACGTGACGGCACTGTATTCGCCATCGCCATCAGTGAAATCTCGGTCCGTCTTTTCCGCATCCTGTGTATTGCCGAAACGGAAAATAACTCGGTATACAGCATCACGGCAGCGCAGCACGACCCGAACAAACAGGCCATCGTGGACGAGGGTGCGGTTTTTGAAATGCCGACCGACACCCTGAATGGCTACCGGGTGCCGAACATTGAGAACCTTCGTATCCTGAATACCAACAGCGAAACCGTGCAGGTTACAGCGACCTGGGAAACCGCTACAACCACCAAAAAGCTGATGTTCGAACTGTATGTCTATAACGAAAGTGGGGCGGTTGTTGCGCAGTATGAAACTGACCGGTTCCGTTATGACTTCTACGGCCTCAATGCCGGGAATTACATGCTCGGGGTGCGTGGCCGCAACGAGAACGGCATGAAAGGCGCTGAAACCCAGGTAAACCTTATCATCGGTGCGCCACTGGCACCGTCATCCGTTATCTGGACGCCCGGTATTTTTTCAGCAGATATCGTTCCGGTTATGCGTGTGACCGCCACATCCGATACCACGTTTGAATTCTGGTTCGGCGGGGAGCACCGTGTCGTTAATCCTGCCCTTATCGAAGACCAGACGCAGTTCCTCGGGCGCGCCAGTCAGTGGAATTTACATGGACTGAAAGCTGACACAACGTATTACATGTACGTGCGTACCCGTAACGCTTTTGGTGTCTCCGGTTTCGTTGAGTCGTCAGGCCAGGCGTCGTCAGATATTCCGGGCATGCTTGAATATATCGATGAAGCGGTGCGCGATTCTGAGGCATTTAAAAACGTGCAGGCCGGGGTAGACACAAATCTAAATGGCATTCTGCAAAATGCACTGGCAAATCATGGGACGGTAGACCGGCAGTTCGAGCAATTGGGGTCAGTAAGGGCGGAAATTATTGTCATCAGAACGACAGTAGCCTCTGTCGATCAGGCTCTTGCACAATTAACAACCAGCGTCAGTTCGCAGTTTGATACTGTCAATGCGACAATAATTCAGCAACAAACGGCAATCAGCAATAACTCTCAGGCAATTTCCAGTCTTAATACCTACGTGCAATCTCAAATAGGAGATTTGTCTAGCGCAATAAATCAAAAGATGAATGCGGAGGTAAAAAGTGACGGTTCGGCTAAGGCCTCTTATTCACTCAATATGGGCATTGTCAGGAACGGCGTGAAATATAACACCGGTTTCGGTATGTCCATTGAACCAGACGGTGGCGGGGGATATAAATCAACGGCTGTTTTTGCTGCTGATCAGTTCGGTATTTATTCCGGAAGTGATCCGGGAAATTATCAGGCTGCATTTTTCACTTCCAACGGTCAGGTATTTATTAACGATGCTTTTATCAACTATGCCTCTTTCACCCTCGCTAAAGTTGGCTCATGGTATTCCGCTAACTATGTTGCAGGCCAATCCGGCACGATAATGAAATCTGACGGATCTTTCGAGATGAATGGATCAAATGCAGGAGAGGGAGCGATGAAAATTACGAATCAGACTCTAAGCATCAGAGGCCCGAATAATGTATTACGAGTTCAAATTGGGAGGCTAACAGGAGCTTTCTGATATGAGTTATGGAATTCAGACCTGGGACGCTAACGGCATCCCCAACAACTACGGGATTAAGCCGGTTTCAGTCGTCGGCATGGTATCACTGGCAGAAGGGCAGGCCAGCGGCTCCTGGTCATTCCCGGTGCCCGCCGGGTTTAAGCTGGGCTATGTGGTTTCGCTTGATAATGGCGGCACAAAAGTTGGAAGACAAATTGTGGCATCGGGAAATACCATCTCGCTTTCGCCAGCCAGCGAAATCGGGCCCGGCAATTACCCGGCTTCAGCCTGCGAACTGGTCGTTTTTATGGAGAGAGCGTAGATGGCTGATTACGGGGCAATGATAGTGCTGGACAACGGGAACCCGTTTGTCACACCGCAGTCAACGCCGTTTTGTTTATACCAGAAAGTGGTGGTGAACTCTGGGGCCAATGGCGTGGCGGTTGCAGAAATACCGATCGACCCTACATATCCGGCAATCGCATTTTGCCGGGTGTCAAACACCACCGCGCCAACGTTTACACATGCCGGACGGGTTGGTGGAGTGATTCGGGTGTCGTCAGGTACGCCGGCGGGTGCCGCAAATACTCCGCATACACTTACCGCGTATATTTTTGCCATCTTTCCTCAGTCATTGCCTGCATGGGGCCTGGCCATCTGGGATGCCGCCGGGAAACTGGTGCTGACCAATGAAAGTCGCGTGCTGTCTGACCTGGTAACAGTCGGCACGCCGGGCGCAGGTGGGGGGATCAACATCGACCAGACACTGGCGGGGTCGTGGGCGGTCGCGCCTGCGACGCTGGGAATGTCATTATGGCAAACGATGGTACAGGGTCAGCCCGTCATTATCAGCGTGATGGCCTATACGGGGTGCCGGTTCGATGGTGTGAACACCCGTATTAATGCTGTCAGTAATCAGGCTGGTCAGGGCAGTCCGGCGGGCGGCAGCAATACCGGGATTGTTTTAACTGCGATTAACACAACCGCGTACGACTAAACCTTTAATTTTTATAGCTCATAACCCCGCTCCGGCGGGTTTTTTATTACCTATTTTCAGGAGACACCATGTCCGCAGGAACGTTAACTCTTACGAATAACTCAGATGCAGTTTCCGGTGCTGGAACTGCTTTTTCTAATGACCTGGCAGCCGGTGACTTCATTGTTGTGACTGTCGGGGGAATACCCTACACGCTTCCTGTTAAGTCCATAAACAGTAATACCTCACTGACACTTGTCAGCAACTACACCGGACCGACTCAATCTGGTGCTGCATGGTCTGCTATCCCGCGTGTTGCGATGAATCTTGTTACCGCCGCGCTGGTAGCCCAGAGCGCAGAAGCGCTGCGAGGCCTGAACTATGACAAGCAAAACTGGCAGAGCATCTTCAGCAGCACGGGGAACGTAACAGTGAGGCTTCCGGATGGCTCATCATGGACCGGGCCTGCCTGGAGCGATATCACTACGGCGTTAAATGGTAAAGCCGATAAGATTGGTGGCGCTGTACCGATTGCTCAGGGCGGTACAGGCGCGACAACACAGACGGCAGCACTAACCGCAATCCTGGGGACGAGTGCGATCCCCATTGCCAACGGTGGCACCGGCGCAACGACTGCTGAGGCAGCGCGCACTGCGCTTGGAGTTGCTTACGGCACCGGGCCGGGCACTGTTGT